GCAGGTATAGCAGGCTTCGAATTTATGGAAAAAGCGGACCTGGTCGCGGCTATCGAAGCGAAGCTGGCCGCTGCTACCGAAGACCCCGTTACCGAAGACCCGACCCTTGACAAAATGACNGTTGACCAGCTAAAGGCTATCGCGGACAAAGAAGGGGTCGAAGGCTATAAGTCCATGAAAAAAGCGGACCTGGTCGCGGCTATCGAAGCTAAGCTGGCCGCGAAAGAGGACCGGCAGGGGGCTGTTTAAATGGCCGGATTAATTACTGAAACCGAACTTCTGGCAAAGTACAAAAACGCTGCAAGTATTCCGCAGGCTGAAAGGGCAGGCTATATTAACCGGGCTTCGGCTTACGCCCGGGGTATTCTGGGGGGCGAACCGCGCGAAGTAACCGACGACATTAAGGAAGCGGTCGCGCTGCTTGTCCAGGGGGAACTTGAACCGGTCGACGCTTACGCAAATAATAGCTATTATGACCGGAAGAAGACACCGCAGGGCCGGGCCGAAGTTATTCTGGCCCAGTATGCGGAAGGTGGTATCGCTGGTACCGGCACCAGCGGCCCGACTGACCGCAGCGTTAAGTTTTTGTAATGGCCCGGGACTTCGGTTTCGATACCCGGCAGCTTGAATCCTGGCAGCGTCAATTCCTGCAGCTGCGGAATAGAAAAGTCCGGGACGCCAAAAATAGGATTATGCGGAAGGGCGGTCTTCGGGCGCTGGAAGTCACTATGGATAATACGCCGGTCGATACCGGACGGCTGCGGGCTTCCATGACCTTCGGGGACCAGGATAACGTTTTTTTAATCCGGGTCACGGACACAACGGCAGAAGCCACGGTCGGGACCAGCGTTTATTACGCGGTTTTTGTGGAAGACGGTTTCCAGCAGGTTGCCGGACAATTCGTTCCCGGGGAATTTCAAAACCTGGGTGGGGAAACAATTTTTCGCTATATACCGGGACACGATAGCGGAATCGTATTGACTGGGAAGTATATCCCGGGGGCCAAAATGTTTGCGAAGGCGGTCGAAGCCCTGGCCGAAGACTTCCCGGAAATCGTAAAGCAGGAAATAACCAGGGCAGCCCGGGGGGTCTTCGGAACTTAAAGGAGGGTCATTATGTCGACGCCGGAAACAGTTTACGAACAGGAAAGCCTTGCAGAATGGTTTAAGACGGTCCTGGACTTTCCGACGTACCGCCGGGCTACGACCCAGCAGTTTAGCAGGCCCGGCATACTATTAGAAAAGCCCAGGCGCCGCCCGAAGCCCCATGCAAGCGGAAAAGAAATGCTGGTTTCGGTTACCCAGGACGGGACTATCTTTACCCGTAACGAAGCCGAAACCATGCAGGTAAGCGCGGACCTTTTGGCAGGGCTGGGGGCTGCCGGTTACCGCCTGCCAATACTACAAATACAGGAAATTAATGGAGTGAAGACCGCGACGAAAATCGGCGCTATACGGAAAATTGAACTGGAAATTAAAGACGCGGCCAGCGGGTCGGCTAAAGAAGCCCGGGGCCTGGATATTCCATTCGTTATGAAATACGAAGTAACCCTGGTCGTTCCACAAGAACCAGACCCGCCGCTTAATCACATTATCAGTAAAGGTTATTCCGTAACCTTTAGGGTCGACGCTGAAGTCGAAGGGGGTTAACTATGAACACTAAAAGGAAACCAGCAGCCGAACCAGTCCAGGAATATACCCGGGCCGAGCTTTTGGCTAAAGCCCAGGCAGTATTCGGGCAGCCGCGTTTCGTTGTCGCGGGGGCTTTTCACGGAAGCGACAAACCGGTTACCCTGGCCGAAGCTAAAAAGCTGGTTAACGACTTTTTGAAAAAGGAGGTCAAAGAATAAATGGCCGGAGTATACACAGAAGGCGCAAGCAAGCCGCTGTCTGGTGTCTACAGTCTTATAAAAGCAGCCCTGGCAAGTATCAGCCTGGGACAAAGGGGAACCGTAGCCCTGCCTTTTACCGCCAGCTGGGGACCGATTGAAGAATTTAAGAAAATCGGCAGCCGGTCCGAATTTTTGGATACATTCGGGGACGGCAGCGCGGTCGGGCAGACCGGCGCGAAGGTTGCAGCCCACGCCTGGAAGGGTCCCGACCTGCCGAATATTGTTCTGGCTTACCGTATGGCGACAGCCGACGCAGCTGCCGCGACTTGCGTCTTAAACGACACGGGCGCCGCTGCCGCGCTAACGCTTTCCGGGGCTTATAAGGGTACCCGGGCGAATTCTTTCCTGGCTACCGTTAAAGTTAACGCTTTAGACAGCGAAAAGAAAGACCTGGAGATTTACGAAGGAAGTATATTACGGGCGACCTATACCGGCGCCACAGTTAAAGATGTAGCGGACGCGGTAAACGCTGACGGTGAATATATAACTGCCGCAGTAACGACCGGAAAGGACGCTGCAGTCTTGGCGAATGTGGCGTCGTCCCCGTTTACGGGTGGCGACGACGGCGAAACCCTGCTGGCTGCTGATTATACGGCTATGCTGGACGCCCTGGAAACCCAGGTATTTAATACTTTTGCCCTGGGTACCGCTACCACAGACGAAGCTATCCTGGCAGCCGTCGAACTATGGGTCCGGGACGTTCGCGCACAGGGTAAATATATTGCCTGGGTCCGGGGCGGTCCGTCCAGTTGGGACAGCAATATTACAGAAAGCGGAACGAAGTCGAAAGCCATTAATTACCGGGGTATTGTTAACGTCGGTAACGGCGTTGACGGTTTTACGGCTGCAGAAATGGCTATCTATGTCGCCGCTTTACTTTGCGCCCTACCGCTTAACCAGTCCGTCGCGGACTACGTCACACCTTACGACAACGTAAACAAGCGGCTTAAAGTTGCAGACCGGACCCAGGCGAAAGCTGACGGGACCCTGGTTTTTGTAATGGACGGCGAAAGCGTTGTTATCGACGAAGCTGTAAATACGCTGTCTGTCCCGCTTAACGGTGAAAGTAAGGAATTCGGAAAAATACGGATATCTTTAACCCTGGACACCATTACGAACGACATCGAAGCCTTCGGTAAAGGCTGGGTCGGAAAGCGGTCCAATACAGCAGCAAGCCGGGACGCTTTCGCCGCAGCTGTGACAACGGAATACCTGGCCGCCCTGGAACGGAAAGAACTTATCCAGCCCGGCTATTACTATATTCCGAATCCTGAATACCATGGGCCGACCCCGGTTTATACGCCAGAGGTCGACGAAGCCTATTTCATTGCAGACATTACGCCGGTCGACAGCATGGAAAGAATTTATTCGAAATTCGGGGTCCAGTTTTAAACATTAAACCAGCTGGGGACGTCCCCAGCTGTTAAAAAGGGGGGTTAAATTTGTCTTACACCGGTAACGATGTAATTAACGGGCTATTCGGTAAGCTGTACGACGAAAACGGGGACCAGCTGCAGTCTACCCAGGAATTCGAAGCGACCGAAGAATTTGATAAAACTGATATCGTTATTCCAGGTAAACGTCGGAAGTCGACCAAAATTACCGGGTCGAAGGTAACCGGCAAGTTTATCCTGGACCATATTGATACCAGGCTGCAGAAAAAAGTCGCGGAGAATCCGACCGCTAAATATAACTATATTGGCAGGCTGGAAGACCCGGACGTCGACGGCAAAGAAGCGGTCCTTTTTAAAGGGGTTTCCTTTGATGCTGTCCCGATTATTAACTGGAAAGTTGGCGAAAAAGGTCAGCGCGAATTTCCTTTTACTGCCGACGACTACGAATTCACCGACGCGATAGAATAAGCGGGTAACCATACCCGCTTTTTAAAGTTTAAACTACAAAATCGGAGGGTTATAACATGGAAGAAAAGAAAATGGTTTCGTTGGACCTGGTCCTGGGGTTAAAAGACGACGAAATTACTGCTTTACCGAAAGGCGAATACCAGACTAAAAGGCTGGGACTTGTCCCGCTGCGGGCTATTACGCCGGAAGAATTGAAGGAAGTAAGAAAGGACAGCGCGGTCAGAAATAAGGCTGGTCAGATAACGGATATCGACGAAGACCTTATGGCCGCGCTGATGTGGACGAAGGCCCTGGACACCAGCCGGACGGACTTCGACTTCGGTAACCCTGAACTGCTTAAAAAGTTAGGGGTTACTACGAAGGTCCAGGTCGTTCGTAAACTGCTTTTAGTCGGGGAAATACAAATGGGCTGCCTTTATATTAAAGACCTTTCTGGTTTTAGTGCTACAGCTACAGACTTAAAAAACTAATAAAAAAAGACCGTGAAGCTAAATTTATAGCGCAGCTTATGGTCTTTGAAAACTGGAAAATTAAAGACGTCTTAGATTATCGGCAGGCCGACCCGATATTTCAGGAATTCGTCCGTCAAGCATTTTTTGAGTTTTGGCCGCAAAAATATCCACAGAAAGAGGGGAAGGGGGTTTAAACAATGTCGACGTTAAGCATGGGAATAAATCTTTCCTTGCGCGATATGTTTACCCCGGGACTAAGCAGGGCGGAAAGGGCGGTCCAGGGCTTTCGGGAGGGTATGCGGGACGCTAATCGCGATTTAAACGACCTTACCAGGCCCGGACCGCTGCGGCGGTTTGCCGCTGAAATAGAAGACGTTTCCGGGTCTATGGCCGCCGTTGGCGCTGGCGTTATGGCGGTAGGTATAGGAATCGGCGCGGTTTTAGGAAAGGCCGCGAATACCGCAGCGGAATTCGAATACCAGCTTTCCAGCATTAAAGCTATTTCTGGGGCCACGGCTGAAGAAATGAAAAAGCTGGAAAATCAAGCCCTGGAAATGGGTGCGAAGACAAAGTTTTCGGGTATCGACGCCGCGCAGGGTCAGGAAGAACTGTTAAAAGCCGGTCTTACTGTTACCCAGGTATTAGAAGGCGGACTGCAGGGGGCTTTAGACCTGGCCGCAGCTGGCGAAATAGAACTGGCAGAAGCCGCAGAAATAGCAGCTACCGCGTTAAACGCGTTTAAAGCTGACCAGTTAAGCGTCGCCCAGGCTGGTAACATTCTAGCGGGCGCCGCTAATGCTTCCGCGACTGACGTCAAGGAACTAAAATACGGGCTTTCTATGGTTGCTTCGGTAGCTGCTGGGGTCGGTCTTAGCTTTCAGGACACAAATACCGCCCTGGCTGTTTTTGCCCAAAACGGTTTAAAGGGGTCCGATGCAGGTACCAGCCTAAAAACAATGCTTATGAACCTGGTACCGAAGACAGATGAACAATACAGAATGATGCAGAAACTTGGACTTTTAACCGAAAAAGGGACTTCGGCTTTCTTTGACCAAAACGGAAAGCTGAAGGACATGGCAAGTATTGCCGGTATGTTAAAGAAGTCCATGGCGGGGCTTAACGAAGAACAAAGACTGGTTGCCCTGGGTACTATGTTCGGGTCCGACGCTATCCGGGCCGGTAACATTCTTTTTAAAGAGGGTGCCGACGGCGTTAAAAATATGTGGGCAGCCATGTCGAAGGTAACCGCTGCTGAAGTCGCAGCCGAAAGAATGAATAACTTTAAGGGGTCCTTCGAAGAACTGAAAGGGGCGGTCGAAACCGGGGCCATAGCCCTGGGTATGGTTTTCCTGCCGACTATGCGAAGTGTAACGGAAGTGTTAACGAAAGCTGTCGAACGGTTTAATAATTTAAGCGACGGGCAGAAAAGGTTTATCGCTATTGGGGCAGCCGTTACCGCTGGACTGTTTTTAATAGCCGGTCCAATGCTGCTTTTAATTGGCTTCCTGCCTAACATAATAGCGGGATTTACTGCCATGGGTACCGCTTTCGGCTTTATCAGAATAGGGCTTGCAGCGGTGCCCGGATTGCTTCGCGGTCTGGCCCTGGGTTTCCGGGCACTTTTAGCCAGTAACCCGATAGGCTGGATTTTACTCGGGGTTACCCTTTTGGTTACTGGATTAATTCGGCTTTATCAAACGAACGAAGTTTTCCGGGCAAAGGTTGACGCTGCCTGGAACTGGTTAAAGGGTACCTGGGACAGCTTTACGGCTGGGGTATCCGCAGGACTAGCCACGCTTCCAGCTGGGTTTAAAGCCTTTACTGACGGTGTTATGGGGATATTTAACGACTTTATTGGCGGTATTAAGGACGTAGGCAGCCGGATAATAGACACAATTATAAACGGGATTAAGTCCCGGGCCAAAGGTCTTTATAACACGATTAAAGACGTCCTGGGCTTCGCCCGGAAGCTGCTTCCTTTTTCTGATGCAAAGGAAGGCCCATTTTCTAACCTGACAGGGTCAGGGCGGGCCATTGTGTCGACGTTAGCGGAAGGGGTAAAAGGTAACAAGGGGGAACTTAACGACGCCATTTCTGGGGCCTTTTCTGTCGGTCTAGGGCCTATTGACCAGCCCAGGCCGGAACCGAAACCAGCTGAAGGGGTTACCGTTAACCAGCCCAGGCTGGAACCGAAACCAGTCGCACAGGGACCAGAAGGAAGTCCCGCGCCAGCTATACCAAAGGGGGCGGGGGCCGCCGGAGGTCCGACCATTATTCAGCTAACCGCGAAAATAGAAAATAAATTCGAAGGCGGGGTCCCTGTTTCGAAGGAAACCGAAGAAAAGGCGAATTTATTCGCGGACCAGATTATCGACATACTACTTTCGAAGCTGTCCGAAGCTGACGAAACACTAAGCGGGCTTAGTATGGGGGCGGTATTATGAAAATGACGTTACGAAGCGGGGGGAACGTTATCCAGATACCGGTCCCCCCGCCCGAAGTTAACTTAATGGTAGGGGACCAGATAGTCGAAACAATTCAAATTATTAACCTGGGTCCGGTAGCCTTTCCCGTAGGAAAGGAACTGGACGCCCTGGAATGGGCTTCCTTCTTTCCGGTAAGATACGACCCAGGGTATTGCGTAGTTAAAGACATAGAAGAACCCCGGAACCTAGTCGTNGAAATTATCGAAGAATGGAAAGACAATAACCAGCCGGTCCGCGTTACAATTCCAGCCATGGACATTTCGTTTACTGCCCAGGTCCGCCGCTTTACCTGGGGGGTCAAGGGTATGGAATGGGATATTTATTACGATATCCAGCTGGTAGAACACAGGGAAATAAACGTCCGGCAGGTATCGACAGCCGCGACCGACCTGGTCGAAAACCCGAAGACCAGGCCAGCCAGCGCAGCGCCGCAGGCCGCGAAACCTTCAACGTACGCGGTAAAGGCTGGGGACAGCTTAACGCTAATCGCTAAAAGGCTGGGGACAGACTGGTCCAGTTTATACGAAAAAAATAAGTCGGTTATCGGAAACGACCCAGGAAAAATTTATCCCGGGCAGGTGTTAGCGGTATGAAGCTAATTTTAAACAACCAGGATATTACCGGGATAGTCGAACGGGGCAGCATAACGATAGAAGACCCCATGGAAAGCGTATGCAGGAAATTAAAGTTTAAACCAAAAAAGGCGGGGGAATTCAGTAACCAGCTGGGGCAAACGGTAACCCTGGAAATAAATGGGGTCACCTGGTACGAAGGCATTGTTATGGTAAAAGGTAAAGATTGGCTGGGACGTATGGAATACACAGCAAGCGACCCGGCTTTTTACCTTGCTAAAAACGACGGCGATTATCTGTTTAAACAACAAACCGCAAAACAGATAATCGCTTCCCTGGCTGAAAAATGCGGTATTAATGCTGGAACCATGGCTGACACGGGCGCCGTTTTTCCCGTTTTACTTTACCGGGGTAAAAATCCCAGTCTTATAGCGGTCGACGTTTTAGCCAGGACCAGGCAGGCAAATGGTAAAAAATTCTGGTACCGCTACGAACCAGGCAACGGTCTTACGGTATTTGAAAGAGTCCTGCCGGAAAACGTCTGGGTTTTCGAAAACAGGGTTAACCTTACCGACGCGTACCACGAAGAAACAATCGAAGACCAGGTTACCCGCGTAACCATGGTAAACCGGGAAACCGGTAAGGTTATAACGAAAGAGGTAACCGAAAAACTTCACCCGGGGAACGTTACCAGCTTCGAAGAAACCGACTTGAAGGANGCCGAAGCCACGGCGGAAGCTGTCCGCAAACTGGCAGAACTTTCGAAGGTAGGAAAAACGATGCGGTTTTCCGGGGTCAATCCTGGGGCTATGCCAATGTTTTGGGCTGGGGACCCGGTTTATATTGACGAACCAGGAAGCGGCCTGGTTGGTGGTTATTACATGAAAAACGTAACCCATACCGTTATCGCGGATAACTTAATCCTGGTAACCGCTGACGTTGTCAAAACCCTTAACCTGCCCGATATTCAGTATAAAGACGCCACGGAAGCAGCGAAAGAAAAGGCGGCTAAAACCGGAAGCACAAAAACGAAAGAACCCGATATTATAGACAGGTATTTTCTAGTAAAGGGGNGCTATTAATGAAAAAGGGAAGCGCGGAAGACCTTTTAAAACGAATACGCGGTCCCCAGCAGTTATTCGGGGCGGAACTGGCGACCGTTGTAACGGCGCCGCCGGACGTGACTATAAAAGTCGAAGGCATGGACGAAGCCCTGCCGGTCGACGTATTTCGAATACCGGCGTCATGTTACCCGCTTATTCCCGGGGACCAGCTTATAGTTATTCCTTTGCGGGCGGTTACTGATACGGTTTACGTCGCGCTTAACAAAATGGGCAGGAACACGGTTACCGTGACAATTCAGGCTGGTTTCAAGTTTAAACTACAAGGAACCGACGAAGTTATCGGAATTGACCTGGTCAAAGTACCGCTTACCTGTTACCCGCTTTATTCCCGGGGAAGTTTTAACGGTTGTCCCCATGGAGAAGACGGACGCCGGGGTCGTATACGCGGCCCTGGATAAACTGAACGGGTCGTCTGGGCCTGGTGGAACCTGTACGCTGATAAGCGCGACCCCGGTTACTATGTCGGTCGACGGGTCAGGGGAAACGCTTGACGCNGCCAGGCTGAAAATACTTTCGGGGGTTTCTACGGGGGAACCTGACGTCGGCAGCCAGTACGCCCTTATTGCCTGGCAGGGGGACCCGGCGACCCCGTCAAGCGTTAAGTACATCGTTATAAATAAAGCATAGAAAGGGGGTCCGTTATGGGAACGAAAACCCCGCTTTTCGACTGGAACAAAGGCGAATTTATCGTTAACAGGTACCGGAGAATCGAAACGGTGGAAAAGGGAGAAGCCCTTAAAATGGTTATCGAAAAAGCGGTCCGAACTGCCCGAAACAAATACCTTATCTATTCGGACAAGTATGGAAACGACGCTTTCGAAACCCGTAAGCTGGACCTGCCGCTGGAAGTTAAGGAAAAGGAAATTGCCCAGGATATCCGGGAAGCGGTCGAATATGATTACCGGGTTAAGGGGTTAACCGGTCTTTCGGTAAGTTTTACCGGGGACCTTATCACGGTCGAATATGAAGTTATGTCTATATTCGACAAAGTAGAAAGGGGGTCTATAATCGTATGACGACGCCTTTCGAAGAATCAGAAAACACTATCCGGGACCGTATGCTGGACCGTGTTTCCGAAGACTGGGACAAAGAAGAAGGGGGCTTTATATATGATGCTATCGCGCCCGTCCCGCTGGAAATTAAGCAGCTGCAGGTTAACCAGGACAGTATTTTCCGACAAAGTTTTGCCCTGTATGCAGAAGGTCAAAACCTGGACGACAAGGTTATCGAAGCCGGGCTGACCCGTAACCAGGCGACCGCCGCAAAGCGAACGTTAACCGTCGACGCTAATATCGGGGTCGTTATTCCGAAAGGGACCGTCTTTTCGACGATCGTTTTAGACGAAAAAGGAAACCCGCTGGAATTTACGGCGGACACGGCAGCCAGCGCCTTCCCTGCGGACGTCGTTTGTACCTGCAAAACGCTGGGGACTGCCGGAAACGTACCGGCTGGGGTTTCCTGGGTTATTATACCGGGAATAGTTGGCGTTAAGAGTATCGCGAACGCAGGCGGTAAGTCCGGGGACGTTGACGCCGTGGACACGGAGGACGACGACAGTCTTCGGGCGCGGTATCTGGAAAAAATACGAAACCCGGGGGGCAGCGGNTCGAAAGCCGACTATATAAAATGGGCTTATGATATCGCCGGGGTAGGTGGGGTTAAGGTCCTGCCGCTATGGAATGGACGTGGAACGGTAAAGGTTGTTATCGTGAACAGCGATAAAGGGGTCGCCAGCGCGGAATTAATCGCAGCGGTCCAGGCTTATATCGACCCGAACGCGAACGGCGACGGGTCAGGGGTCGCACCTATAGGGGCCACGGTTACCGTTGTAACGGTTACCACGGTAGCGATAGACGTCGCCGCGACAGTAACCTTAAAGGACGGCTATACCCTGGCAGCCGTTAAGACAGCTTTCGAAGCCGCTTTGGACGTTTATCTGGGGGACGCGGCCTTCGTATCCCAGACCGTCTTTTATACGCAGGTAGGGGCCGCCCTGTCAGGTACGGAAGGGGTCGCAGACTACGACCCGACCAGCCTTACTATAAACAGCGGAACGGCGAATATAACGTTAACTGAAACCCAGATACCCGTTAAGGGTACCGTAACCCTGGCATAAAGGGGGCCTGGTAATGTCCACAGCTGAAAATAAACTTAACCGGATGCTTTCCCAGG